GTAAAATAAATTGAAACATATACAGAATTATTATCTGGTGAGACATTAATAACCACTTCATTTAAAAATACTCTTGGTTCGTGGTTATTAATTAAATCGGTAATAGTTCGTTGTAAAGTAATTGTCAATAATGGAGTCGCTAAATCAAACAACAAACCTTTAATAGGAGAACCTATTTCTGAATGAAATGGTCTTTCATAGTTTTGAGTTAGTACCAAATTTTTAACAGATGCCTTAATAGCATCTGCATCATATCTAATATTAATATCACCAGTTACTGGATGTGCAGTAAAGTTTAAATCCAAATCCGAAAAGGTTCTAGTAGTTCTTGCCATCTTAATATTCCATTTATATTCTATTATTTATATAGAATTGCTCGACATCTATTGACAAGAGTATATACTGACTAATAGACTATGAAATTAGTTCTATTAGTCAGTATACCTTAATTATTATTAATATAATCTGTATAAAATATATGTAGATACTGCGGTTCTTCTCAATCTAAATCCCGCAGATGTACCTATAGCAACAGTCAAAGAACCTACACTGGTAATACCCGTATTAACTGCAACAGTAACAGCGGCTGAAGTTATGCCAGCATTCACTATATGAAAATCAAACCCAATATCTACTTTAGGAACACCTGTAAATCCAGAATCTAAAGCAGTACCTAAAGGAAGAGTCATAGTAACGGCTGTTGTAATTGCAGTGGCTACAGTAAAAATATCACCTTGTAATTGTGTTGCTGTTATGGCATTCGCGCCTGCTGCTAATGCAGTTGGTGCTGGAGCATATTGCCAAAGATTTCCTGAACCTATATAGACATTACTTAATGAATCAATTTTCATAGCATCAGTAGTACCATTACCGATTACAAAGTGAATAGAATTTGCAGTGGTTGTGCCTATTGCTAAGTCACCCGTTGTTGATGTCAAGTATACCATATTAGCTGTATTTAATGAACCTGATCCTACCCAACCACTACTATTCATACCAAAATCACCATAATAGGTAGTTGAAGTAGTAAGATTGTTTGCTACGATGTGGTCAGAAGACGCAGATGCTCCAACATTGGTATTTTGTATTTCAGTTTGAATATAACTGTTTACTGTTGTTTGGTATGTTGCTAAATGATTTACATCCACATAACCCAAGGTACCATAAGAAAATGCTCCTATACTACTCGAACCTGTTGTAACACCATTAGTAACATTAGTAGCAGAGGTAATTGAAGTAGTAGCACCTATAGCACCTGTTACTTCTAACTTATATGTACCTGACGGGGTGTTGCCAATCCCCACGTTGCCGGTGGCATCAATCCTTACTTTTTCTACGCCACTGGAGTTGCTAAATACTAAATCAGGGGATGCGGCATCACTTGCGCCTAAATAATAACCTTGCCCAACAGCGGTTCTTGCTGGTGAATAAGCAACACATATTGAATATAACTCACTGTTTGCGCCAAAAAATGATCTACCACCAGAAACATGGAGTTTTCCAATAGGACTACTCGTCCCAATCCCAACGTTGCCTGAGGAGTCGATGCGCATGCGTTCTGTGGTGGCTAAAGCCCCTGATTGACCAACATTGAACGATAAATATCTATTTTGCCACCCTGCAGCTGTATATCCAGCTCTTATGTCAGCCGTTATATTAGAAACAGAAGTTTGATCTGGCGCCCATAATTGTAAAACAGTTGGTGTATACGCAGATATATCTCCTGCACTAACGGTTAAGGTAGTTAATCCAGTGGTTATTGACCCACCGCCTATTTTAGCATTACCACCAACATCTAACTTAGCATTCGGACTACTCGTCCCAATCCCCACGTTGCCGGAGGAGTCTATCCTCATTTTTTCTGTTAAAGAACTAGAAGTTCTAGTATAAAGAGACATATAACTATTTGCACCTGTAGTTACAGTGCTATTGCCTATACGAATTTTACCATGTGATGCTGCTACTAAAGAACCTAGACCAAAATCAATGTCAACCGCTTCATTTACAGCTAATCCAGTATTTGAATTATTAATAGCCAAAGCTGTTACAGCGGCAACCGACGTATCAACTGCGTTCAATTTTACAAAAGGAGTAGTTGTTCCAACACCAACAGAAGTTGCCGCATTTAAAACAGAATTTACAATTTGAGTTGGCGTTGCTTTCTTTGTCGAACCGCCTGATACTAAAGGAACTACATCTGATGCAGGAGTTATAGATACAACTGCTGTTAGATCTGTTATTTTTACATTTGCCATTTTTATTCCCTAATTTTATTTAATTCTTGGTCTATTAACTGTTCTAATAATGTTTCAAAGGTGAAACCAGTTGTAAGTCTAACATATCCATTATCAGTTAGAAACGATGCTTTTTGCATAGCATTTTCATATGTTCTTTCATCTGGAACAGGTTTATAGTAAAATTTATTGTCATGTGTTTCCATAATTATCCACCTGCAAATACTGTGCCTGATCCAGAAGTAATAGCTCCTGAATCTGCTGAATCACCCAATCTAGCAATAGCAATTCCATCTACAAACACTGAAGATGAACCAGCATTTATATTAGCAGAATGCGGCACACAAGAATTACCTACCTTTGTAGTATGTATTTGAATTGCATCGCCCTTTCTACAAGCTCCAATTCCATCTACAAACACCGAAGATGAACCTGCCGAGGTAACTGTTGTTGCATCGCATAAATGTCCTGTACTTACAGAATCAGTTCCAGATTTTCTTGCTACTGCTGGCATATATCACCTATACATAAAAGGTATGTAAACCATTTGAACCAGAGGCAGGTTTACCAGATGCATTTACGTTAGCATCATCAATATAAGTTGTACAAAGTTTCATACTTCCTTTCATAGAATAAGATAAATGAATCCATACACTAGCACCTCTATTTCTATACTCTAATATAACCTGATTATATGGCAATATCTTTTCTAATTTAATTGCTAGATTATAATGTTCTGTTATATCTCTGGTTACTAATTGAATATCACATGCTTCGCCTTTATTATGGAAAGAACCTCCAGTTTCATTTCTTAAACCAGAATTGATATTCCATATACCTTTTGGATCTTGTTGTTTGCAAGGTCCAAGTTCTGCTCTAACTTTTTCCAATATATTTGTACATAACGCAGAAAGATTAGCAACCAATTGCTGTTTAGAATATGCACCATCAGGTAATTTAGTGCTTTTTAATACTTTGCCTTGAGCACTTGTTAACATACCCAATGTAAAGTTATCACTTAATTTATAACTATATGGGAAATCGGTTATATTATTAATTTCAGCAAGTTTTTCTGGCGAAATTTGAGTACCTGCTCCAGTTCCTCCAGTAGCAGGAGATGAATCATCTGCAACTCCAGCTTCATTGCCATTATGTTCATAATCACTTGTGGTAGTCAAAGCATTTTTAACTTTTTGACCTTGGGCTGAATTCCAATCATCTTCAGTTTCAAATTTGTATATTCCATCAGTGTGTCTTGATGGAGGTACAAGATTTGGTGCACCAACCATATGTGAAGAATCTGCCGAAGGTACAACCAATGCACCACCACCTGAAGCACCTGCTGCAGAAAGACTAGTCTTTCTTTCAACTGGACCATTCCATTTAGTATCATATACATCGGGTGCATTAGCAATACTAATATTATTTAGAACATTATCAATAACTGTCTTATTTAAGGTATTTGGATTATATGTACCTGCCGGAGTTAATATGGTGTCAACCAGTACTTGCTCTTCTTTTCTACCTGTAATAGCATCACCTTTAAAGTCAACTGGAACCTTTGGAGCACCCAATAATTGTAAAGGTTCAATATTTGATATAGGTATATTTGCCCCATTTAAATCAATTTTAGTAGAAGTCATAGAAATAATATTTGGAGCATTTAAAACTGCAGTTTTAAATCCTTGTAATTCTAAATTCCCAGTTAATGTTTGAGTTTTAAATGTTCCAGTTTTTATTTCTGTTGAATCTTCTATATCTAAAGTAAAAGTTTTTGCTTTAATTTGGAAATCTGCCGGAGTTTCTAGTCTAAAACTACTTGACATTTTCATCAATGTTTCGGCAGTTGAAGCAGTGTCACCACCTTCCATGCTCATAGTCTTTGAAGTTTTAAGTTTCAAAGCATCGGTAGATTCAATAGACATTGTACCAATAGATCTAGTATTAGATGTTTTGCCTACTTCTACATTATAATTGCCTTCAACTAATAGGTTATAGTCTCCACCGACTGCAACATTTAAATCTTTTGCAACACCCATATTAACATTATTATGGAATACGGCATCAACTTGCCCACATACTTCAAGATTTGTATCACCTTGACATAATATATTCATTGGTCCAGAAACAGTTAAGTTACAAGTTCCATTAATGAATATGTTTCCATTATTTTCAGTTATATAATAACCATCGCCAACAATATAGTTTATTTGTGAACCATTAGGATCTATTTCAATGAATGTGCCCTTTTTATGATATAAATTAACTCGTTCTCCTTCAGGACTGTCATCAAATTCTAAAACATGCCCAGATTCGGATTCAAATACTTTATTGAATGGATAAATTGTATTATATGCAGATTCCGGTTGATCATAAGTACCATCAGTATTAGCAACAGGTATATTCTTTACTCTAGTTGCATCCTTAAATTTAACATGAGTACCTTCAATAGTACCTCTTGCCAATCTATTAGTATCTGGTTCATTCATGAAGTCTCGAAGTGGATACTTTCCTTCAGGATCACAAAACCCTTGTGTTGTAAAGTTTGCCGATCTATCCTCAAGATATGCTTCTCTTTTAGATGCAGATAGTGCATCTATTTCCGCTGCAGTTTTATCTATACCAGTAGTAGAGGCATCTTTGTTAGTTGGCGCAGGTGCTGCCTTGCCGCCTAAGAAATACTCATAATATGCCGTTTTTTCTGCCCATGCCTTTTTATTGCCACCAACTGCTCTTAAACATTGTTGAAAAAATCCTGGGTTCCATTGTTCAGATTCCCAAGTTTTAGGCATTTTCCACTTAAAAAACTCTACTACACATCTAGCCCCAAATTCAGGTGATTGTTGTACTAAACTTGGTGTTGTAACTAAGTCAGTATTTAAAGCAGAACCCACTGCTTTATATGCAGCCATAAAAGTTAATTGTATAAACCCTCTGCCATAATATTGACCTTCTGCAGGTGAAAATCCTTTATTTGTACCATATAACCAACCAAAGAATTCAGGTTTGGAAATACCTTTTTTATGCGGATTACCCCATTTATCTGCCTCTTCTTGAGTTACACCTTTAAACATGCCACTCAACAAAGTTTTAGGAGAATATCTATGATCTTCATCTGCGGTATGCATCCATTTACTTTCGGTTCCTGCTATAGCAAGAAAGGCACACTTAGCATATTTTGATTTGAAACCATATGTATCACATGCGGCAATTATTGCAGCAATACCCGCAACAGATCCCTGTGTTGCTCCAGAACCAGAAGGTGGTGTTGATGGTATTGGTATGCTTTCTATTGGATCAGCCATAAT